CGGAATCGCGTTTCTGCCTCTATTTACTGTCCACAAAAAGTCTTAGAAGAAAGAAAACCCGCGAGGTGAACAACATTGCAGGTCCAGCGCGTATGTGAGTCTTGTGGAGAGCTGTTCGATGTCGACAAAAAAGTAGGCCGGTTCCCGAAGTTTTGTGAGCTGGGCGCGTGCCGCAGGGCTGGGGCCGCAAAGTACGCCCGCGACTACTACGCCCGCAAGAGGGCGGAGGGTGCTCCGGCCCGACAGACCTCCCGGACCGTCTCTTGTACGGGATGTGGCAAGACTCGCCTTGCGGGCGGCAGTGAGTCCGGCGGACATGTATGTCAGGAGTGTCGTGCGGCGGCGTCGTTCAAGGCCGGACTGAAGTTCTGCGACGGTTGCGGCGAGGCAACGTACCGCAGGGGTAGGAATGGCAAGCGGTTCTGTGAAAGATGCGCCAATCTTCGGCGGGTTCAGCGGCTTGCGGCAAAGAATCGTGCTCGGCGCGCCTTGGTCAGGGGGCTTCCCTTCGAGCGGTACACGCTAGCCGAGGTCGCGGAGCTGTCGTGCTACGTGTGTGGTATTTGCGGCGGAATCGTAGACATGGGCCTTAGTGGTCTCGTGTCGATGGGGCCGAACGTTGACCATATAACGCCAATATCAAAGGGCGGCGGCGACGTTCGAGAGAATGTGCGTCTGTCTCATAGGTCTTGCAACCTCCGACGTGGAAACAGGGAAGAGGTGGAGGCGGCATGAGCAACTTCGACGCGACGAAGGTCTTCGATGGGGTCCTTGACTACCAACTTGACTGGTCGGACTGGCTCACGGGCTTCGAGACCATCGCATCTTCGGTTTGGACGACAACCCCGGGTATCACCATCGATTCCCAGCTCAACACCAACGCGACGGCTGTCATCATCGTGTCGGGCGGGGTACAGGGCACGGTGTATTCGCTGCGGAACGTCATCGTGACGACCGGCGGACGCACCGATTCGCGGACTTTGACCATCCGGGTAGTGGCAAACAGGGCGGTGTGACGTGGCTATCGCCTTCAGGTGCGCCGGCAACACACAGTCGAACGCCACGCAGGACACTGCCTTCGTGGTGACTAAGCCTTCGTCTCCTTCGGCGGTTGTCGACGGGGATTTGATCCTGTGCGCGATAACAATCCGGTCCACGGTCATCACCATCGACCAACAGCCCCCCGCCGGGTGGGTGCAGGTGGGTTCCCCGGTGGATTCCACGTCGGGTTCGATCCGCACATACCTGTACCGCAAGATTGCTTCGTCGGAGGGCGCTTCCTGGACGTGGAGGCCGTCAGCCCTGGTGGAGTGGAACGCCGAAGTGTGGGTGTGTTCCGGTGCCGACGCACTGTCTCCGATAGATTCGGGGGCTTTCCTCGGGTCGGGTGTCACTTCCCCGATCACGACGACGGCTGTGACCACGACGACGGCCGACCAGTGGGTTGTTGGGTTCGTCGGGTGCAAGGACAACACCACGCACACGTGGACGGACAGCCGTACGGAGCGGGATGACGCGGTCGGCGGCGACGGCTCCACCTACTTCCTGTCGTGCTCTGTGGCGGACTCCAACGGTCCGGCCGGGATCGGCGCCCAGACGACGGCGTTCACGCACTCCACGGGCTCCCCGCAGGGCGTCAACGCCATCGGTGTGGTAATCAACCCGGACGGCGTGGGCCTGCCCCTGGCGACCCCCCTGTACCGGTCTGACATTTCGGTCGGGCAGGTTGTGACGCCGGCGACTTCGTTCGTCATCGGGAAGCCTGCGGGAACCATCGACGGTGATCTGATGATCGCCTCGGTGGGGATAATCAGCTCCGTGCAGACGATCACCCCGCCCGCAGGCTGGACGGACTGCGGGGCCGGGCTGGTGTTGTCGCCCACCGGGAACGTGCGGCAGCAGATGTGGTACAAGATCGCCGCATCAGAGCCGTCGAACTGGACGTGGACGATCACGGGCGCGGTGTCCGCGATCGGCGTGGCGACCTCGTATTCGGGTGTCAACAAGGCGAATCCCATTGGGGGGTTCGGGTCGAGGTCGTACGGGTCGGCACAGTTCAACTTCCCCCTTGTGTTCTCGGGTTCAGATCTGGCGTTCCCCCGCATTTCGCACTTCGTGTGCATCGACTCCGACACGGTGTTCCACACCATGACGGACACGTTGACCGAACGCGATGACGGGTGCGACGGCCCTTCGTCCGGCAACTACATGACCGTGTCGACGGCTGATTCGAACGTCGCCGTGGGCCGGTACAACGGTGCCTCTCTGGCTACGTGTGGGTTCACGTCGTCGGCGAACCCCACCAACGGCGGCTGTCAGCTAGGCGTCCTTATCAATGGATTCGGCCCGGATACGGGGCAGTTGGTCAACATTCAGGCACTCAACCGCGCATCGAGGTGGTAAAAAATGACACTGTACATGGCACATAACGCCATCCTGGACGCGACGACCACGCAGCAGGCGGGCCAGTCGTACGCGGCTGGTCTGAAAATCGCCATACAGCTTCAGATCCCCGACAATCAGGAGATCCGAATCGCGGAATGGGGCTGGTCGCAGGATGCTTCCGCCCCGACTCAGGTCGAGTTGGCGACAACCGATGCGGGCTCGACAACCACATCGTTCCTGACGAACACCATCGTGAAGCACTTGAACGACAACCACGCCCGCGCGTCATCGCTCACGTACACCGGTTCGGGTGCCACGACCGGTTTCGGCAACGGTGCGATCACCACGAACACCACACTGCGCCGGCTCGCCGGCCTGTACGTGCCCCAGTTGTTCGTGCAGCAGTACCCGTTGGGTCAGTTCCCTGTCGTGGGCAATGCTGCGGCGGAGAACTTCCTGCAAATGAGGGTCACCACCACGGCGACCGTCAACGCTCTGGCGTGGATCGTGTGGGAAGAGGCGTGAGCGCCCGCCCGCACATCTTCGACCAACTGCGCCGACTCTGGGTGTGCCCGAACTGTACGCACACGTGGGCGGGTACGGCGACGGCGGCCCCGTTCCATGTGTGCGCCGGCCTACGCGGGCTCACCGCCCCTCTGGTCGTCGCCGGAACGGACTGTGAGGTTGTCACGCATGAGCGTGAGGACTACGTCAATAAGGAACGGCTCACTGTCGATGGCGACGGTCGGCCGGTGATGTCCGTGGAGACCCGTCATGCGGATGGTTCCAACGACATTGCGGTGTACGCACCGCTCGTACAGGTAGTGGGAGAGGTGGGCTGACATGGCTTTTACGCAGTCGAAGATGTTCCGGGAGTGGCCCTCCCAGGTGCTCCAGAAGTCCGGCACGAACTTCCTCGGAATGGGGACCGACGTACTGAATGTCGCCCTGTACAACAACTCGGGCACCCCGGACAAAGATGCTGCCGTAGGCTCAACCGGGTACAACACGGGTGCGTGGGCTGTCGCGAACGAGGTGACCGACGCAACCAACTGGGTTGCCGGCGGGCGGGCCCTGTCGGGTAAGACGTTCTCTACGGCGGTGTCAGGGGCGTGCACGTTTGACGCCACGGACCTTGCCGGCGGTGGCACCCTGTCCCTGTCGAACGTGTACGGGTGTCTGATCTACGACAATGCGATCACGGGCGGAACGGTTGCCAAGCAAGGTATTTCGTTCCACTACTTCGGCGGGCCGCAGACTGTTTCGGCTGGTACGTTTACCGTGGTTTGGAATGCGTCCGGGATATTCACTATGGCCGTGTGAGGTGAGTTATGTCCCGTGCAGGTAGGAGTTTCCCGGTACGGGCATACATCCACATCGACGGTAGGGGTTCAATTGCCCTTGTCGATACGGGTATCACCGTCACCGTCACCGCATACGACGCATCACCTCTTTCAACGTTCGGCGTAGAAGCAGCAACGGGCGTTGTCGTCACCGCGTTCGACTCCTCGCCGATCTCCACGGCGGGCGCGGGTCTCGCGTCGGTGACCGTGACGGCGTTCGATGCGACCGTGAACCTGATGAATACCGGGGTCGCCCCGGGTGCCGTGACCGCGTTTGACGCGTCGGTGGCTATCGGCGCGTCCGCCGAGTTGGTCAACATCACGGTCACCGCCCGGGATGCGGGCATTTACTACTCGACGCCGCCGAACCGCACCATGAAGGTCCCGAAGGAGCGGCGGAATTTCCGCATATCGAACTCCGTGCGGTCCATGAAGGTGCCGCGCGAGAAACGGAGTTGGGATGTCCGACGAAATACCTGACGATTACGAGATTGTCAACGAACTGTCAGAGGGCGTAAAGGGCGACCGGGCCTCGCAGTTGATCGCGATCCGCGACTACATCACCCGCCAACTCGACGGCCAACTGTGCAAGTCGTGCCTGTCGTCCCGGTTGCGTACCGGTGATCAGGCGTCGCTGATTCTACGTCTGCAAACGGTCCTGGACGAGCTTGAGGGCCTGCCCAAGGGTGGGGAGGAGGTGAACCGGCTTGCCGATGTCAGACGACTTTATGGACTTGGTGGGGGATCAGAATCCGAGGCTGTCTCATCTTCCGACGATGGAAAGCGGGACCGTAGGACCGGCAGCCGGCGCCCTGGCGGAGGTCGCCGGCCTGCGACTGGATGACTGGCAGCAGTGGTGCGTCAATCGAATCCTCGGCACGCGGGATGAGACGTACCTCAACGACTTCTCCGGCAAGACGATGCAAAAATCGTCCGCCTACGAGTCGGGCATAGTTGTTGCCCGCCAGAACGGCAAGGGTGCCATTCTCGAAGCTGTAGAGCTGGCTTGGCTGTTCATGCTCGACGCGAAGATCATCGTTCACTCGGCGCACGAATTCGCCACCTCCCGGGAGCATTTCCAGCGCATGGAAGCCCTGATCTCCTCCGTCCCTGAGCTGAAAGCGGAAGTGGCGAGGGGCGGCATCAAGTGGTCTCACGGTGACGAATCGATCAACCTGAAGGGCAGGAACGGCCAGCCCGGCGCCCGCCTGCTGTTCAAAACCCGCACCAAGGGCGCCGCCCGTGGCTTCTCCATCGACAAGTTGGTCATGGACGAGGCGATGGTGCTGAAACCGGAAGCCGTCGCGGCCATGGTCAACGCCACATCGGCCCGCCCCGACGCCCAGATCGTGTTCACCGGTTCCGCCGGCGACCGCGACAGCGAGCACTTCGGCCGGGTCCGCTCCCGTGGCCTCAAGGGGTCCGACCGCCGGCTGTTCTTCGCCGAGTGGTCCGCCGACCTGTGCAAGGACATGTGCGAGAAGGACTGTGAGGAGCACGACGACCGCAACGACCCCCAGGTGTGGGCGAAAGCAAACCCAGGGCTGGGCGTGCGGATCAACGCCGAGAACGTCCTGTCGGACATCGGCGGCCAGGATGAGGACATCTTCAACGCCGAGCGCCTGTCCGTTGGAGACTGGCCCGTTGACGGCGAAGCATGGAAAGTCATTTCCAAGGAAGCCTGGGCGTCCCGCCAGGATGACCAGTCGACACCCGTGCCGGGGACGTTTGTGTTCGCCGTCGACACCACTCCGGACATGCGCTACTCGTGTATCACCGTCGCGGCGTCGAACGGCAAGGACGGGGTGCATGTGGAGATCACCGGCGACCCCGACGCCCCGCAAGCCCGCAACCGCACGGACTACCGCACCGGAACGAAGTGGGTTGTGCCGCGCATCATTCAGCTTCACGAACGGTACAAGCGGTCTACGTTTGTCATCGACGCCGGCACGCAGGCAAGTCAGTTCATTGACGACCTTGAGGCCGCCGGGGTGAAGGTGTTGCAGATGAACGGCAGGGAGCACGCCGAGGCGTGCGGCGCGTTCTATTCCTCCGTGGTGCCGGTCCGCGACAGCGACCAGCCGCCCCCGGACCTGTTTCACATCGGCCAGGCCCCCTTGTCTACGGCCCTCGCGGGCGCGGAGAAGCGGAAGCTGTCAGACCGCTGGGCGTGGGACAAGAACTTGGACGGCGCCGACATCAGTCCCCTGGTGTCCGCGACGAACGCCCTCTGGGGTTACAGGAAGTCCGTTACGAAGAAGCGACCGAAACCAATGGCAGCGTGGGGCAGGTGAGTTGAGACATGGGCATTCGAAGCTGGCTCAAGAAAAATTGGTCGTCCGGTGGCTGGAATGGCGACCAGGGTAACGACTTCACCACCAACCTGCCCGAGGCGCTGGACCGTTTCGGCACGTTCGGATCTGGTTACACGAGTAACCGTGAGCAGATCGAGAACAACTTCGAGGCGTACGTCCAGAGGATTTTCAAGCGCTCCGGCCCTGTGTACGCGTGTATTCAGGCACGACAGTTTGTGTTCTCCGAGGCGGTGTTCAAGTACCGCAACGTGACGGACCACAAGCTGTTCGGTGATTCGTCGCTGCGGTTGCTGGAGAAGCCGTGGCCCGGTGGCACCACGGGTGAACTGTTGGGCCATATGGAGCAGGATGCTTCTCTGGCCGGCAACTCGTGGTGGACCCGGTGCGACGACGCCGGCCGGTTGGGCAACGCCGCGAAGGGCCAGGAAGGCGAACGGCTCGTTCGCCTGCGCCCCGACTGGGTGACGATGATCATCGGGTCGAAGTCGAACGACATCCGGGCCGCCGACGCGAAACTCACCGGCATCCTGTACCGGCCCATAGGCCACGATGTGACCGTCGACTCAACTCTGTTGACCGTTGACGAAGTCGCCCACTACTCCCCGGTGCCCGACCCCATCGCCCGGTTCCGTGGCATGTCATGGGTAACCCCGGTACTGAAGGACATTGGCGCAGACCTGGGCGCGTCCAAGCACAAGGGCGCCTTCTTCGACAACGCCGCCGTTCCCAACATGGTTGTCTCCATGGACAAGGACGTGTCACCGGACGACTTCAATGAGTTCGTGAAGCTCATGGACGCCGACCACCGTGGGGCGTGGAACGCGTACAAAACCCTGTACCTCGCCGGCGGTGCGGATGTAACCCCGCTGTCGCACGATTTCAAGTCCATGGACTTTTCTGCGATCGTCGGCAAGGGCGAGTCTCGTATTGCCGCCGCCGCCGGTGTCCCCGCCTCATGGGTGGGGTTCTCCGAAGGGATGCAGGGTTCGGCGTTGAACGCGGGCAACATGGCCGCAAACCGGCGCCGCTTCGCCGATGGCACGATTCGCCCGTTGTGGCGTATCGCGGTCGCGTCCCTGGCCGTCCTGCTGGACGTGCCGCAGGGCGCCGAACTTTGGTGGGACGAATCGGGTATCGCGTTCCTGCGCGAAGACCAGCGGGACCGTGCGGAGATCATGCGTATCGACATGAACGCCGTCGACGCCGGGATCAAGGCCGGGTTCGAACCCGATGCGTGCGTTGACGCCGTCGAGGCCAACGACCTGAGGAAGTTGGTCGGGAAGCACACGGGGCTTGTGTCCGTCCAGATGCAGCCCCCTGTCGATCCGGACAACAAGATTGAGGAGACGGAGGGGCAGGCCCGCATCCTCAAGACGATGGGTGAAGCCATCCAGGCGTTCGTCTCGGCAGGGTTCACGGAGGAGTCCGCGGTAGAGGCCGTCGACAAGAACGACGTGACGAAGCTGAAGAAGAACCCGGTCCCAGACGGCTGGTCGCCTTCAGGTCAGCCGCTCCGTATTCCGCCGCCTGGGAGCCCTGGGGCGCCTGCCGCACCTGGGGCCCCGGCTCCGCCTGGCAGGCCGCCCACGGCCCCGCCAGGGCCCGTCAAACCTCCGGCGACACCGCCGGGCAACTCCCCGGGAGGGGGCAGCAATGGATAAGAAGAGCCTCGCCCGCGTGGAGATCAAAGACGAAACGAAGGGCGAAGTCGAAGCGGTCTTCGCCACGCTCGGCGTCAAGGACCACGACAACGACGTGACCCGTGCCGGCGCGTTCGAAGAGGGCGCCCAGTGCGTCATCAGTGCCTACGGTCACAAGTCGTGGGAGGGGGCCCTGCCGGTCGGCATGGGCACCATCCACGAAGTGGGCAACACGGTAGTCATGAAGGGTCATTTCTTCATGGATACCACCCATGGCCGTGACACGTTCAACACCGTCAAGGCCCTTGGCTCCAAGGGGGAATGGTCCTACGGGTTCAACGTGGACGATTCCGAAGACGGCGACCATGAAGGTAAGTCGGTCCGCTTCCTGAAGAAGATGACCGTGCACGAAGTGTCCCCGGTTCTCCGGGGTGCCGGTATCGGTACCCACACCACTTCGGCCAAGGGTTTCAAAACCCTCAACGAGGAAATCTCCGGCGCCGTAGCTGCGGCGAAGGATGCAATAGAGAGCGCGGAACGGGTAGTTGCCCTCCGTGCCGAGAAGGGCTCCGAACTGTCGAAGGTCAATGTGAAGAGTTTGGAAGAACTCGACGCGCTGCTGACACAGCTCAAAACCCTCACCAGCACCACGGAAGACAACACGGGTGACGCAGCACAGGATGAGCTGAACAGCATCTTCCTGGGCATGCTCGCCGACGACCTGAATGAAGAGGAGTAGGACCATGGAATTCCCCGCTCTCAAGGACGCCCAGGGCAAGTTGGACGCCAAGCGCGCCGACCTCGCCAAGATCATGGGTGAGGCCAAGCTCGAAAACGGCACCTACGACATGGACAAGATCAAGTCCGTGTCCGGTTCCAAGGACGACAAGCTCTCCCACATCCGCAAGGCCAACGAGGAACTTGCCGACCTGAAGAAGGAAGTCGACAAGCACACCCAGCTCAAGCGTGCCGCCGAGTTCTCCGCCGAAGGTAGCCAGTCCGGTGCCGACAACGACGACCAGGGCGCCCGCCCGGAGTTCAAGTCCTTCGGAAAGCTCTTCACCGAGTCGAAGGCGTTCAAGGAGCGCGGCCAGACCTCCCACCTGGACATCGACCTGAAGGTGTTCAACCGGTCCGGCACGTCCACCGGTGGTTGGCCCCCGGAGTCCACCCGTTCCGGCCTCGTGACCCTGTCGCCGCAGATCCCGGCCCCGTCCGTCACTGACCACCTGCCGACGATCACCGTCAATCAGGCGTCGTACAAGTACATGGAAGAGACCACGTACACCAACGCCGCCGCAGAAACCGACGAGTCCGGCCTGTACGCCGAGGCCGCACTCGCCCTGACGGAGCGTTCGCTGCCCGTCCAGAAGCTCGCCGTTTGGCTTTCGATGACCGACGAGCAGCTTGAGGATGAGCCTGCCGCCGCCGAGTACGTGAACGCCCGACTGGCGAACATGATCCGCCAGAAGCTTGACCTTCAGGCCCTCATCGGCTCCGGCACCGGCACCCCCACCCAGATCCTGGGCACCACGGCCGTTTCCGGAATCCAGACCCAGGCCGCAGGCCAGGGCAACTCGGCCGGTGCAGGCTTCTCCCTCCTGGACGACTCGTACAAGCTGTTCACCTCGATCCGCACCGATGGTTTCGCCGAGCCGTCCGTGGCATTCGTTCGCCCCACCTACTGGCAGGGCGTTGCCCTCCTGAAGACGGCGGACGGCATCTACATCTACGGCTCCCCGACCTCCGGCGCCCCGTCCGTCCTCTGGGGCGTTCCGGTCGTCCAGACCATGGCCGCCCCGTCGACCAAGCTCGTCGCCGGCGACTACGCCAACTACGGTTTCCTTGGTGTCCGTCGCGGTCTGGACGTCCAGATCACCAACTCGCACGCGTCGCAGTTCATCAATGGTCAGCAGGCCGTTCGAGCTGACATGCGCGTCGTGCTGGTCCACGTGCGCCCCAAGGCTTTTGGAGTTGTCACAGGATTGAGCTAGGCCAAACCGTGGGGCCGTCCAACCCGGGCGGCCCCACTTTCATGCCCAATTGGGCAGTACCCAAAGGGAGTTTCATCATGGGAAATCAGCAGTCGGGACGCGGGCTTTCGGGTGTCGTTGGTTCCGGTACGTACGTCGGCCGAACCAAGTGGGCCAGGGCCTTCTATGACTTCGCCACCGATGGTGGTGCGGTTGGCGCGAAGAACCTTCGCGGTGACGCCCTGCCTTCCGGTGCGGTCGTCGTGTCCTCGTACGTGAAGGTCGAAACGGCCGTGACCTCCGGTGGCGCCGCTACGGTGTCTCTCGGCATTCAGACCGCCGTGGACGTGCGCGCCGTCGCAACCGACCTCACAACCGCCCCGTCACTGGCGACCACGGGCGTAAAGCAGGGTCTCATTACGAACGCCGTCTCGGCGCTTCTCACGGCAGACAGGCACATCGTGGCCACCGTCGCTACGGCCGCACTCACGGCGGGCCGGTTCTCGGTGTTCGTTGAATACGTCGAACTGTCCGCGTCGGTCTAGCCCTAAGGGAGGTGGCGGACCATGGCACTCGGAGACCTGTACATCACCAACGCGGAGCTTCGCAGTTATATGAAGCTCGACAAGCCCGGCGACGGGAACGACGGTGTAATCAACGATGTTGTGGCCGCCGTCACTCAGGAGATCAACCGGCACTGTGGGCGACAGTTTCAACTGGCGTCCACAGCAACGGCGCGCGTCTTCAGCCCGCTCAACCAGCATGCGCTCATCATGGATGACGTTTCGTCGGCGACCGGGTTCATCCTGAAAACGGATGAGGACAATGACGGGGTGTTCGAGACGACTTGGGATGCGGCGGACTACGAACTGTCCCCGCTGAATCAGGTGCAGTATGGCCAGGAGGGGTGGCCGTACTTCGTCGTGAAAGCCGTTGGACAGAAATACTTCCGGTACTCCCGGAGGGTCAACGTACAGATCACCGCCAAGTGGGGGTGGTCGGCGGTGCCCGCCCCGGTGAAGCAGGCCGCGAAGATCATGGCCGCCGACGCGTTCCAACTGAAGGACGCCCGCCTCGGGTTGGCCGGTTCGGATACGTTCGGGCAGGTCATTCGCGTGAAGGACTCCGGTATTGCGTGCGCGAAGCTGAAGTCTTACCGGCGGGGAAGGTTGCTGGTCGCATGAGCAGCAGCAGCCTTGAGGACATTGTGACGGCCGTGAAGACGGTCCTTGACGTGTCGTTCGCGGAGTTGTACGTATACGGGCATCAAGAGGACATCGTGAATAGTCCTGCGGCAGTCGTCCAGCCTGACAACGGCGACTTCGCGGTTGCGATGAAGATGGGTGGCGACACCTATCGCATCAGCATGTATGTGGTCGTTGCCCGAACTGACACGACCACGGCGCAGTACACCCTCAACCAGTACGTAACCGGAAAGGGTTCGAAGTCGTTGCGTGAGTTCTTCTTCACGCACTACGACTTGGGCCTGCCGGATGTGAATGTGTTCGTTGAGAAGATGTCCGGCTACGGCGGGCACTTCGACATCGGGCCAACCAATTACGTCGGGGCCAAGCTTCACCTTCGTGTGAACGTGGACTGACATCAAAGGAGTTGAGCACAATGGCAGCACTGACTACACAGCTTCTCGTGTCCGCCGGCACCGCCCCGACGTTCGTGGCGGCTGCGGCATCCGACACGGTTGAGGTCGGCAACGGCAAGGATACGTTCGTGGTGTACAAGAACACGGACGCCAACATCAAGACCGCAACCATCGTCGTCCTGGGCAACACCGCGTACGGCGAGCCGAACCCGGACCCCGCCATCCCCATTCCGATCACGACCGGCGAGAAGTGGATTCCGATCCGCAAGGAATTCGACGCGGCTGACGGTACCGGCCGGGCGACGATCAACATCACCGGCACCGGCGGCGTCACCGGCCTGACTGTTGCGGTGGTGCGACACTCGTGACCGACGCGATCCCGGCAACGCCGAAGACTCCCGTTCCGATTCCGGAGCGGGAGTACGTTGTCCTGTCCGGCAGGTGCGTGTACGGGGCGGTTGGCGAGCTGGTCACCCTGACCCTGACCGACAATCAGGAACTGTCCCTTCTTCAGTCGGGTGCCGTGAAGCGCGCTCCCGTTCCCCCTCCGGCGAAGGCCGAACCCCCGAAGCCGGAGCGGCCTACGCCGACCGTGCTCAAGAAAGGTAAGTGATCATCGTGAGCAAGATCGTTCTGCGCGACTGCTACATCGTCATCAATGGAACCAACCTGTCCGACCACATCACGGAGGTGACCATTAACCTGTCGAAGGACGACATCGAGACGACCTCCTTCTCCGGTGGTGGCCGTGAGCGTATCGCCGGCCTGAAGGACGACTCGTACGAGCTGTCCATTCAGCAGGACTACGCCGCCGCCGCCGTGGACTCGGTGCTGTATCCGCTTCAGAACAACGAGACGGAGTTCGCGATCGAGGTGCGGCCCACGTCGGCGGCCGTGTCGTCCACCAACCCGAAGTACACCGCGACCGGTGTTCTCTTCGAGTACTCCCCTCTGGACGGCAAGGTTGGCGACCTGTCGGAGACGAAGATCAAGATTCCGACGCAGCGCACCGGCATCACCCGGGCCACGGTCTAAGCCGTGGCACAGAACCGGGAGCGGTTCAATATCGTTGCCGGTCCCGAGTTCCGGCGCGTCGCCGACGCATTGCGCGAAATCGACGCGTCGTTTCCGGGAAAGCTGCGCAGGGAACTCCGCAAGGCCATGACCCCAGTACTCCGGGACGTGCGCCAGGCGGCCCTGTCGCTGCCTGCCAGGTCCGGGCAGCACTCCGGGCTACGGCAGCGGCTGGCACGCGGTGTGGCGGTCCGTGCGTCCGTTGGGCGCCGGTCCGCTGTCCGCATCGTCACCAGGATGGCCGAGCCGGATCAAGCCGCGCTGCCCCGGGGTGAAGACTCCGGGGCCCACGGCTTCCGCCACCCGGTGTTCGGGCACAACCCGTGGGTTCACCAGGCCGGCGGGTCATGGTTCCGCGAAACCATCATCGAAGACAAAGACCTCATCGAACGCAAGATCAACGGCGTTCTCGAAGAGGCACGAACGACAGTGGTCCGCGCAGGCGGGCGGCTGTAACCCAAGTACGGGCGCCCACGGTCGCGGGTCCGTGGGCGCCACCTTTTCCCGCAACCCGCACACACGAAGGAGAAACCCGCAATGACTTCCGAGCCGAAGAAGTTCGAACACAGCGAAGAGTCCGACCCGAACGCCGTCCTTCTGGGCGCAGATGACATCCTCAACGCCGACGACCTCACCACCCGAGACGTGAAGGTTCCGGAGTGGTCGAAGAACGCCGTCGTGCGGATTCGTACCCTCACGGGCGCCGAGAGGGACGCATACGAAACGTCCATGGTGAAGATGAAGAAGGACGGCTCGACGCAGGACAACCGGGCGAACGTCCGCGCCCGCCTCGTCGCCGCCTCCTGTGTCAACGCCCAGGGCGAGAAGCTGTTCTCCGGCGCGGCCGTGGTCCGTCTCGGTCAGAAGTCGTCGGCGGCTCTCCAGCGGGTGTGCAACGCCGCACAGGAACTGTCGGACATCTCCGACGACCTGATTGAGGAGTTGGCGGATTCTTTCGAGACGACCCCGGACGAAGGTTCGGCTACCGCCTAGCCCTTCGAATGGGGCGGATCGATGTCCGCCGCATGCTGTCAGAGATCACGTCCCGGGAGTGGGCCATGTGGCGCGCGTACGAAATGGCCACCGGCCCACTCGACCAGGATGTGAGCAACGAAGCCCTTGCCGCCATTCACGAACAGTTGCAGGCCCTCAACTACTCGTTCGGGCAGGCGAACTTCGCGGACAAGGACGGCAAGGATAATCCGATTCCCGCCCCGACCGACTTCCCCCGGGCGCGGAACTGGCACAGGCGACCGCAGGACGACGACGGGTCAGATAGCTAAAGAGGGGCAGGTGGTAGCCATGGCGACGACAACTTCGCTAGGCTTTTTAGCATCTTTTCGACGTACAGCGGTCGCGGTGTTTCGGCGGCCCGTCGTGATGTGCGCGGACTGAACGATGACCTTGGTACGGTCAATGTAGGCATGGCCAGTACGAAGGTGTCGTTCAACGCGCTCACGACGGCCGCACTCGGCCTGGCCCCCGCACTCATCCCCCTTTCGGGCGTTGCCCTGGGGGTTGGTGCGGGGTTCCTTGCCATGGGTGTGTCGGCCGGCATCGGCCTGGGCGTCGTGGGTATGAGCATGAAGCGCGCCACGGCCGCCGCCCAGACGTTTCGTGGGAACATCGGCGCAGCCCCGAAGGACATGCAAGTCTACCTGCGGGCGCTGAACTCACTCAGTCAGGCCACGGACAACTTCTATGAGAAGACGGGCGGCAAGTCCCTTCGCATAGCCACCGATGGCATCAAGGGACTGACTAACGCATCGAAGATGCTCATCCCGATTTTCAATGGGTTCTACCCTGTCATAAAGAAGGTGTCGGAAGCGTTCCTGAAGTGGACGAACGGCAAAGCCCTGAAGCAGTACACCGACCTGATCATAAAGACGGGTGTGCCCGCACTTGATCACCTGATGAACGCCGGCCGGTCCGTCATCCGAGTGCTGGGCGACGGCTTCCGTGCCATGGCCCCGATGATCGTACCCATCTCGGCGGCCATCGACCGGGGCGCCGCATCGTTGCGGAAGTGGGCTGACGGTGGCGGGTTCGCACGGTTCATGCAATACGTGCACGACAACGGGCCGCAAGTCCGGGAGTTCCTGAAGGCGTTGGGCATGGCCCTGGGGCATGTGGGCCAGTCCCTGGCGGGGTTGGGTCCGGGTGCGCTCGGTCTTGCCACCGCCCTGGCGAAGGTCATAGCGGCCATGCCGGTGTGGATGATTCAGGCCATCGCGGTCGCCTATGAGGGCATCCGTGTGTCCATGATGCTTTACACGGGCGTTGCCGCCGTCGCCGCCGGGGTCAACTGGCTTCTGGCAGACTCCGCCATTGCCGCAGCGTCGGGCATGGAAATGACCCGCCTTGCCGCACTAGGCACGGTCATTGCCGCCGGGGCAATGGCCATATGGTCGGGTATATGCGCCGTCGCCACGGGCGCGTGGGCGGCCGCAACTTGGTTGCTGGACGCGGCCCTTGCTGTGCTGCTGTCCCCGATCTTCCTGGTAATCCTAGCGATTGCGGCCCTGGGTGCAGCGATTTACATGCTGGTCGCCAACTGGGGTGTTGTGTCGCGGGCGTTGGTCGCCGCATGGAATTGGTGCTGGATGGTCATCAAAGCGTCCGCCGTATTCTACTGGAATCAGCTCAAGCTCATGTGGTCTCTGTTGTGGGCCTACTTCCAGGGCATATTCAACATTTTCAAGAACCTGTTCACAGGGAATTGGTCGGGGATGTGGAACGCCATCAAAAACATGGTGGCCGTCATCTGGGGCATCATCGGCAAAATGTGGGACAACACCCTTGGACGGCTTGGCCTTTCGTGGGCGACGTTCTCCAACGCCCTCAAGGCGGCCTGGTCTGCGGTGTGGACGTTCATCAAAAACTACGCCATCGCGGCTTGGAACCAGATTCGTGGTGCGGCAGTTGCGTTCTGGAATGCCATGAAGTCGACGTTCAACGCAGCGTTGAATGCCGTAAAGGCTGGTTGGTCTGCGGCGTGGTCGTTCATCCGCAACTACGTGATAGCGGCATGGAATCAGGTTCGGTCCGCGTGCATCGTGTTCTGGAACCACATCAAGGCCATGTTCAACCAAGGGTCTTCGTGGTTGCGGAACACGTTCTGGAACCCGGTCAAAAACTTCTTCCTCAAGACGATACCGGCTGCGTTCAACGCGTCGGCAACGGCGTTGGGCAAGGCGTGGGCTAAGCTGAAGAAGCTTGTCCGTGACCCGATCCAAGCCGTCGTGAACGTCGTCTACAACAAGGGCATCGTGTCCCTGTGGAACAAGGTCGCCGGCGTGTTCGGCGCACCCAAGCTGTCGAACTTCACCCTGCCCAACTTCGCGAAGGGCGGCAAGGTCAACGGGTTCGGTACGGCCACGTCCGACTCGGTGCCGGCGAACCTGTCGGCCGGCGAGCACGTGTGGACCGCTAAGGAAGTCCGTGGCGCCGGTGGACATGGTGCGGTGGCTTCCCTGCGGTCCGACGCCATGGGCGGCAAGCCTGTGCGCCTGAAGGGCTCCAACGGCAAGAACGGTGCCAACTCGTACGCGCTGGGCGGCATCATCCCCGACCCCGGAGACATCCTCGGCGGAATCACGGGCGCCGTCAAGGGTGGATTCAATGCCGTCACCGGCTTTGGCGGCGACATCCTGAAGAAGCTTGAAAAGTTGGCCCTGGGCGCTATCGGCGGGATCATCAATCCGCTGATTCAGAAAGCTGCCGATGGTGGCAAGACCGCCGTGAAGAAGATCATTCCGGGTTCGCCGATGATGGAAAAGTTGATCGCGGGCGGCAACTCCCTCGGTCACACCGGGGGCAAGAACCCCCAGGACACCACGGTGAAGAACGACGGTTTGATCCAGACCATGGCGAACTACATAAAGAAGTGGATCACCGCGCACGATATTGCCCCCACGTCGGGCGGTAACACGGCCGGCGCCCAGAAGTGGGCCGACGCCCAGGTCGGCAAGCCGTACCAACTGGGCGGGTTCGGTGCCACGATGGACTGTTCCAACTTCATGTCGGGTATCGCCCAGGTCATCCTGGGCAAGACCGCGTCGCCCCTGTTCACGACGTTCGCGTTCACGGGTGCGAAGAAGGGCCCGGCGACGTTCGAGCGGGACCTGAAGGCCCCGTTCATGGTCGGTGTCACCAACGAGGGCGTTGGCCATATGGCGGGAACCCTGAACAACAAGAACTATGAGGCGACCCCTCCGCGTGTTCGTTCGGGTCCGGCCGCACGCGGCTGGAACGACCCCATGTTCCCCATGCATTACGGCATGAAGGCTTCAATGGGTGGCGGGGTCATCCCCGTTGGCGAGCACAAGAACATCATCGACCAAGCGTTGAAGCTGACAGGGACGCCCCCTCCTGGAACGTTGGAGCAGTGGGAATCAGGACTGAACACCCTGATTCAGCGCGAGTCCGGCTGGAATTCGGGTGCGGTCAACGGTTCCGACTCCAACGCCGCCGCCGGTCACCCCTCGAAGGGTCTGGCACAGGTCATCCAGCCTACGTTCGACGCGTACCACATGCCGGGGTACACGAACATTCTCGACCCGGTGTCGAACATTGCCGCAGCGATCCGGTACATCCGGGCGACCTACGGCAATATCACCAACGTGCAGCAGGCCAACGCCTCAATGCCCCCGAAGGGCTACAGCCTGGGCACCACCTCGGCAACGAGGGGTTGGCACAAGGTCGGGGAGAACGGCCCGGAGTGGGCTCGGTTCGGAACCGGAGACAAGGTTATTCCCTCCAACCGCACCCGAACCATGGGCGACGGCGGGGCGACTGTGAAGTTTGAGAACGGGTCCATTCAGGTCAACGTCAACGGCCCCGTAACCGAAGAGACAATGCAGCAGGTCGAGTCTGAGCTGTTGCCTCAATTGAAGATGATGCTGATTGCCGGCGTGGGAGGTAACTGATGGCTACGGTCAACGACTTGGCAACCGGGGATCTCCTTAACGAGGGCTGGACGTACGCGGGCGCGGGTGTGACCAAGCTGTATCAGGCTTGGTCCGCCCTGGCCGATGACTCGAAGTACGCGAAGTGCCCGGCGACCAAGGGGCGGGGGCGCCTCTCGTTTTACGACGAGTCGGCCATTGATGTGCCGAACGGTGCGGTTATCACGTCGGTGACCATCAAGGTGCGGGCGGAGTCCACGGATAGTACCGCCCGCACGTTGACGGTTCAGATGATGTGCTCCGACGACTCATCGCGGTACACGTCCCGGACCATCCCGTTGACCACTTCCCCCACGACGGTGGAGGTGGGCACGTATACGAAGGATGCCCTGGGCAAGGCGTGGACGATCGATCGCATCTACCGCCTTCGCGCCCAACTGTTCACGTACTCGGGTACCGCTGCGGACAAGGTGCGGGTGTACGAGTTTTACGCCGTCGTGAACTATTCACCCCGGCCTACGGTGAAGGTCAACAACCCCACGGGCACCGTTGATTCTTCGGCGCCTTACGTAGACTGGACGTATTCACAGGCTGACGGTGACCACCTGACATCTTCCGCTTGGAAGGTGTTCACCGCCGCCCAGCAAGAGGTTCGGACGTTCAACCCGTCTAACGCCACCCCGTACAAGTCGGGGAGCAAGGCGGGGGATGTCACCTCGTTCTACCTGCCTTCGCTGGCGCCGAACACGTACTACCTGTACGTGCAGGCAACGTCTTCAAAAAAGGCTGTGTCGGCGTGGACCGGCAGGGCGTTCACCCTGAAGGGGTCTGCTCCGGGTGCGCCCGGTGGCTCCTTCGGTGGTGTCGGTACGGGTGGTGGTGGCGGCTTCGAATCGGTGGTTGCGGACTCCGTAACGTCGAACGCCTACGTGACGCTGCGGGACGGCTCCAACCTCCTGTCCATGCAGCAGGGCGACTTCGAAACCCCCACCGATTCACTGGGGTACGTGGGGACGAACGCAACTCTGGCGCAGGACACTTCGGCGTTTTACAACACGGGTGGCGGGTCGATGTCGGTAACGGCGTCGTCGGCGGCGAACATGGCGGCCACGTCTCAGTTCACGGCGATAGCGGAGCTGGCACCGGTCACAGGCCGGGCACAGTTTCTGGCAGCGGTCACCGGTCGCACGGTGGGGCTGGAGATCCGGTTCTACGACGATGCGTTCGTTGAGGTCGCCGCGTCTGTGCTGTCGGGCACGGGCACCGATGTGACGGGTACGTGGACTGAGGTCACCGCGACGGGTTCCGCCCCCCTGGGCGCCCGCTACGCCACCGTGGGGCTGCTCGTCTCGGGCCCGGCGAACGCGGAGATGCACCGGGTCGACGCCGTAGGTTTGATGTACGGTACAAACAGTGCGTGGTCGAACGGTGGCCACGGAAGCCGTAACCTGCTCTCTGCGGGCGCGTCGGACGCCAATGACCCCATCACCACCGAACCGTGGGCAACGGACACCACAGCGTCCGTGTACGCCCGTGCTGCGGCCACCGGGGTCGGCTCCGATTCCCCGAAAGCCTTCGGTCTCACCTACCAGGGTGTGACGCCTACCGTCAGTTACATCTCTACGGGTACGGCGTACACCGACAACACGTTCGCAACCGGCTACACCCTCAACCGGCCCGCCTCGGGTGCTGACGGTGACCTGTTGGTCGCCTACGTGTCGTCCAGTGTCGGCGGCAGGGCAACCCCCCCGGACGGATGGGTTGTGGTCGACTACATCGAAGAGCCGAACGTGCCGACCGAGGTGGGGCTTACGGTCATGATGCGTGACGGTCTGGCCGCCGACCCTGCCACATGGGTCGGCGACTTCTCCAACGTCACCGCATGCAAGAGGGCCACCGTCGTCCGGTACCGAGGTGCCGCCGATACGACCATGCAATTCGATGCGGAACAGATGCGACTGGGCGGAACCACCCTCAACCCCACGACGGCAGCGGTCACGAACTCCAACGCGGGTGCGTGGCGGCTGTCGGCTTTCGCGGTCAGGGACGGCGTAGCGGGCGGTACTGCGGTGGCGAACATCATTGCCCCCACGGCTCCGCCCATTCAGTACGTCGGCAAGGCCGGTGCGTGGATTTACAACTCGGCGACGACCACCACCGGGTTCACGGTCAACAGGCCGTCCGGGGTGATTTCCGGTGACCTGATGGTCGCCACTCTGGCCGTTTCCGGGGTCGTCGCCACCGTCACTCCGCCCGCAGGCTGGACGCTGGTACGCCGCACACAGAAAACGTACGGCAACGGTGACAAGCACTCGGGTTCCATGACGATGGCCGTCATGAAGCGCACCGCCGGCGCATCCGAACCGGCATCATGGTCGGGCACGCACACGTCAGGGTTCACCCCGAAGATCACACAGTGTTCCGCGTACCGGAACGCCGATCTGGCCTCCGCCCAGTTCATCGCGGAGAACTCGTCCACCGGCACCGGCACGACCATGACGACGGCTACCGTCACGAACACAAGTTCCAACGCGTGGCGCATAGTCTCGTTCGGTAACGCCACACAGGTCGGTACGTCCTTCACATCCAATGAATCCTCTGAAAGGTCCGACTATCACACTTCGTTGACGGACTACCCGGACCTGACGTTGGGCATGTACGACTCCAACGGTCCTGTGTCCACGGGTTCACAGGTCAGGGTCGGGTACTCCTCGGATGACCCCTGGACGTGCATCACGTGGATCGGCATCCTCAAGCCGTCCGGTTCGGTTCCCGGTGCGGGCACCAACGAATCGGAACGGCAGGACGCAACGGCGGGCGTTGCGTCACCCCCGTGGCTGACACTGGCCGTGTACGACTCCAACGGTGTTGCCGCTCAGGGTGAGCAGTCCGTGACCGCGCAGTTCACACCCGGGTCCGGTTCGGCCGTTGACCAGACCGTCACTTGGCTGGGGTTCCTGAAACCCATTGCCCCCACCATTGAGGGCGACATGGGGGCCAACACCGTCGCCTACGTTGACATTTCACATGTCAGCAAGTCCGTGACAGCACGTGCGGGCGGGAAAATGTCCGTCCTCGGATCGTTCCTCGGTTCCGTTGCCGGGGTGCCGTACCTCAAGCTGTACTGCTACGTGGGTACGCATCTCATTGACACTCAGACGGCCGTGGGGGTTTCGTACAACGACACGACGTGGGTTCCCTCGTCGGCGGTGTTCGACATCCTTCCCGGAACAACGAGGGTGAAGATCGGGCTGTTCACCACCGACCGACAGATCGGGGATGTCCTGTACTTTGACCGCATGTCGGTCGGGTTCGGGCCTGACGCGATCTACCGTTCCGGTACCGGTCGCACCGCCCACCCGGTGTTCTCCCGGCCGATCATCGACTACGCCGAAGACCTGGGGACAGGCTACGGAGACTGGGCGTCACTCCCCGGACAGGACAAAGCACTCCTGAAGTTCGACCAACTCACAGGGCTTTGTACGTTCGTTGATCAGACGATCGTGCCGCTGTCGTCCAGGAAGTACAGGGCACGCACTCGGTCGTACGGGCTGTTGGGCGAGTCTTATACATCCGAGTACGGTCCGGATTCCGACGAGGTTCAGTTGGAGGCAGACGAGTGGTGGCTGAAGGACTTGGTCGATCAGACCAACTCCGTGAAGCTGAAGGTTAAGGCCGATCCCCTGTCGGTCCTCACCGTCAACACCGACAGCACATTCCAGCCCCTGGGCCGGGATTTGCCGGTGGTGCTCACCGAGGGGTACAAGGGCGATACGATCCCCATCACCGTGGAGGTCGACCGGTTTCAGTACCGGAAGCTCATCCAAACCCTCACCTCGGGGCACGCGTTGTACCTTCAGTCCAACATGGACAACGCGTGGTGGGTGCGGCCGGTGGGTGACCTGCCTTCGGAGACGATGCTGTCGGGGCAGATGTGGACGAACCCTTTGCGGTACGTCAAGCTGTCGTTCCAACAGGTCGACATGGAACAGTAAAGTACCGGGGCCCCTTCGCGGGGGCCCCGGTTTCCGTCGTAGGGAGGCTTGCCGTGCAAGACGTAACTGACCGCTTCCTGGCGGAAATCCGCAAGTCCCATACCGTCCTGGCATACGTGGACGTGACCCCCCCGAACAAGGGAACCATACGGCTGACAGCTACGGACGGCTCGGTGTCCAACGACAAGTCGGCGACGATCCGCCGGCATCTCAGCATGACGTGCATCGACCCAACGGGGGCTTTGACCAAGGGGGACGCCGAGGATTACCTCGCCCCGTACGGAACCGAAGTGCGCCCCTACCGTGGGGTGATCTACGACGACGGCACCGAAGAGGTCGTCCCCCTGGGCGTGTTCCGTATCTCCGACTCCAGTGTCGTAGACAAAGGCAACGGGGCGCCGGAGATCAGCATCGAAGGCTACGACTATTCGCGGACCGTCCAGCGCGACAAGTTCACGGCTGTGTACACCGTCGCGAAGGGCGTCAACATCGTCACCGCCATCAAAGCCATCCTTGCCCGCACCTTCGCGGACCTCGACTACGATGCGATGACAACAACGCACACCGCACCCGCCCCCCTGGTGTACGACATAGACGCCGACCCTTGGCAGACATGCGAAGACCTGGCGACCAGCATGGGGGCCGAAATCTACTTCGACGCAGACGGAGACGTTGTCATCGCCCCACCCGTTGACATCAATCACATACCTGCCCCCGACTGGACGTTCAAAGAAGGCCCGGACTGTACGATGCTGGACTTGACGAAGCGTCGCACCGACGAACCGGGTTTCAACGGGGTCGTACTCACCGGGGCGTCACCCGGTACGGACAAGCCCCCGGTGCGTTCTGTGGTGTGGGACAACGACCCCAAGTCGTTGACGTACCACAAAGGCCCGTACGGCGAAGTACCGCAGGCCATCCAGGACGACACGGTAACCACGCAGGCGAAGGCGGACACCGCCGCTAACGCCGCCCTGGCGAAGGTGCTGGGATTCTCCGAACAGTTGACGACTACGGTAATGGTGAACCCCGCACTGGACGTGAACGACGTGGTGGACGTCCAGCGGCTGGAGTCGGATGTCGACGGGGTGTACGCCATTGATTCGGTGCCGTGCCCGCTGAAGGCGTCTGGCACTTCGGATCTCATCTTGCGGCAGAAGAAGGTGGCGGAATGACTCCGGCGGAGAAGGCGGCCCTGCGGGCGTTGGCCGGCCAGTTGAACAAGAAACCTCCGGCGGGTTCCACGGTCCTCAAGGGGGTTGTGACGGCCGTCAACTACGACACGGTTCCGATGGATATCAGCGTGGCCCTGCAAGGCGATTCCGTTGTTGTCGACAACGTCGCGTTTGTGGACAACTTCACCCCGTACGTTGACGATACGGTCATCCTCGTGAAACAGGGGGCGTCGGTGCTGGCCACCGGCCGGGTTGCTGACGGTATTCAGGCTCACGGCTGGCAGAATGCAACGCTGTCGGGTATCGAGTACCGCATCAAGATCGTTGAGGGTTCCCTGAAGGTAGAGTTCCGGGGCCTGGCCACACCGTCCAGCAGTTCTCTGTTCACGCTGCCGAACTCCACGGTCAATTACCGGCCGTCGCAGCAGCGCGTCGTACCGTGCGTCATAGCCAGCAACTCCGACGGCCGGTTCGTGTTCAACACCAACGGCACGGTCACACTTCAGGTTCCCAACACCACACCGACCCTGCCCAATGACGTTTGGTTCGATGACACCGAATTTTTCATCTAAGGGGGAAACCGTGAGCATACGAAAGCAGGCCATAGGCCGCCGGGGCGCGGTACTAATGGCCCTTGGGTTCGTGCAGGTGATGATCGGCTGGGCGACGTTGGCGGCGAACCCCGCAAACCTGGCCGCGCTGCCCATTCTCAACTCGACTACCCCGGCCGTCGTCGGCACCACTCAGATCGTTTTCGGGTTCCTGGGCGCTCTGTTCGCTTTCACGTCAACACCCCGGGACATCAAGGGGTTTCAGCTTCTGTCGCTGACACCGTTCGTGTACGGGTTCTCTTACCTGTTCTCGGGCATCCTCGGCCATTACCCGCTGGGCATGGTTTACGCCGTCCGTGGCGGGGTCCTGTGGTTCGGGTACGCCCTCGTTCCGCTCATCGTTTCGGGGATGATCGGCGTACGAGAGCTGAACTCCTCGCACGCTTCCGAGGACGGTCCACATGAATGAGCTACTCGGTTTCCTGGGCGTCATCGCCGGTGGCCTCATCACGTTCCTCGGCGTCCGGTACATGGCGAAGTCGGGTGCCAAAATTGACCAGGCGCGCATCGACATGGAAAACCGGAAGGTCGACCAAACAGCGTTCAAGCAACTCGAAGACTCCATGAATGATCAGTTTCAGACAATCAACTCCCGCCTGTCCAAAACGGAACGGTGGTTGCGGGTGTCGCTGGGGCACATCATCGACATCCGTACCGATGTCCGGCTGGGGCGCCCGCTGTCGCCGTTCCCCCCGGAGCTGAGGGAAATTCCCTTCACGTACTTCCCCGACAGTCCACCCGCAAGTAGCAACGGCAACCGAGAGGAAGGGTCAACATGACCGCCCAGTCAGACAAGCTGTATCAGGTCGAGAACAAGGAAGTCGGCTACCGGGAGAACAACGGCAGTTCGAACCACAACAACCTTCAGAAGTACTCCCCGGCGGTTCCCGGGCTGGAGTGGTCGCAGAACCAGGCGTGGTGCATGACCTTCCAGTCGTGGTGTCTGCAAACGGCTGGCATCAAGACCCTTGGCCCGGTGACGGCTTCCACTGCGGCCGGATATTCCTGGTACGGCGCCCGCTCCCGGGTCTCCCCGTACCCCGCTGCGGGCGCCCTGGTGTTCTTCGGCCCCGGCGCGGGCTCCCACGTCGGGTTCGTGTACGCCTACGACGCCGACTACATTTACACCATCGAAGGGAACACCAACACCAACGGCTCCGCCGAGGGTGACGGCGTGTACCGGAAGAAGCGGGCCCGCCGCGACGCGTACGTGTACGGCTACGGTTACCCCAACTTCACCGGGGGCATCGTCACGGCCGACCCGGTGCACCACGTCGCCGGCTCAACGTACAAGGCCACGGCGTCCCTGAATCTGGCACCGGCCGCGCCCCCGGCGGACGCCCTGCCGCAGGCGTCGTTCATTCAGGTCCTGTGGTCCGCCACGCATTCCGAGGCCGATGAGAACCGGGTGAAGCCCGGCCCGTCCAACCCGAAGGATGATGTTGGTGTTGTCCAGGATGCCCTGGTTAAGGGCGGGTGGATGAAGGCCGGTTCGTTCGGACGCGGCGGTTTCGGTTCCACCACGCAGGCCGCGTACGCCAAGTACCAAGTCCACCTGGGCTACTCGGGCGGGGACGCCAACGGGGTGCCGGGTCCCACGTCGTTCGTCAGGCTGGGCGTCGAAACCAAGTCGTACGTCGGCACGCAGCTCACGGGAACATACGCACCGGATTTCGTTGACGGCACCACACCGCCCCCGGTGGTGGTGCCTACCGCATGGGTCACTTCGGTGCCGATCAACAACAAGACCGGGGTGTCGTACGCCCGGTATACGGGCGGTGGCAACATCGACCAGTGGATCGCCCAGGCGTTGAAGCTTAAGGGCATCACCGCCCCGGCCGCAGTGCACAATTGGACGGTGGGGATCAAGACCGCTGCGGCGCGGGAGTCTTCGTTCAACCCGAACGCGTGCAACCGCAACGACTCGAACAACACGACGCCCGCGGGGTACTCGCGGGTTGCGGACTTCGGGGACGGCTACCCGGGTGGCAACCTGGGCGGGGTGCTCACCAACTATCAGTGCTCGCGTGGTGTGGTGCAGTGCATTCCGCAGACGTTCGCCCGGTATCACTGCCCGGGTGCGTCGGACATGATCTACAACCCGGTTGCTTCGATCACCGCCGCCATCGGGTATGTGGCCACGGAGTACGGGGTCGCGGATGACGGGCATGATCTGGCGGCAAGGGTCGGCCAGTTCGACCCTGACCCGAACCGCGTCGGCGGGTACTGAGAGCAACAGGAAACCCCCACCTGCAACAGGTGGGGGGTTTCAGGGGGTTCAGCGGGCGATACACCAGGCGAGGAAGTCCCACAAGGCCGCGTGTGCCCTTCGCAGCTTCCGGACGACCACAGGTGTCATGACAGGTCCCGCAGTGCCCTGGCGGTGGCTTCCTCGGCGTCGGGATTCGCCCGCTTGGCCCCTGCCCCTGCCGTGGGCTTGTCGAGGCCGGGCAGATACCCGACCTTCTGAATCGACGTCCACGGGATCTCCCACTCGTTCCCCACGAAGTCGATGACGTGCACAACGCTCAGGTCGGCGTCGGTGATCTCCCCGCGTACGTGTTCGATGGGGTGCGGCCCCGCGAACAGGTACAGTGTCGCCATTTCAGCCATGATGATCGTTCCTTTTCAAGTGCAACCCCGCATCCCGGAGTTGGTGTTCGGCGTTGTCAAGGCCCCGGTATTCACTGGGCGTCGACGGGGTGAAAACTTTCCTTCCGGACGGTGACCGCCAGCACAGGTGCCCGCCCCCGGTGCGCCGGATCGTCCAGTGCTGCCGCCTCGCCTGCTTCGCGAGGGGGCGGTACACCTTCGGGACGCGGGCGGGTTTCACGGTCAGTCCCAGATCGACGGCATCGGCTTGCCATGCAGGGCGGCCGTCATGGCCTCCTGTGCGGCATCGAGTTCATCCGCCGCCGCCTGCTCGTACTTCGCCGCCTTCGTCAGGTCCCCGTCACAGGCCGCCCTGATCTCCTTCGACAGGTTGTCCAGGGCCTTCTGCCAGTGCTTCTCGCCGTACGGTGCGGCGGGGTGGTGGTCGGCGAACGCCTTCGTGTCGTTGACGGACAGGTCACAGTTCGTCGTGTCGAACCCGTCGCCGCTGTTCACTTCGGCGTCCACGGCCTGGAATCCGGGGTCGTCGGTGGTGGCCTGCTGCCACACACGGATCCTGTCCTGGGCGGTGGCCCCGCTGTCGCCCCCGCCCCCGCCGCAGGACACTATCCCGGTGGTGATCCCGCCGAGGAGGAGAACCGTCACGACAGCGGCCTTCGCCCGGGTGCGCATCAGGCGCCCATGGTGGCGCTGGTGACGACGCCGACCTTGCGGGCGTACGCGTACGCCACGTCCTCGGCCGACTTGTACGTGAACGCGTATCCGACCTTCAGGGTGCGCCCCGTGGTGGCCGAGTAGACCCGCCACCGGTACCGCATGGCCTTCGTGTTGTTGAACCCGCCGGCGGCCCGGGTCAGGTTGTCTGTGACCTCCACGGCGACAGGCCCCACGGCTTCCCGTGCGTCCCGCTTGCGGTCCACCTTCACTTGGTGCTTGAGGGCCTTCGCGGCAGCTTTCGCTTCCTTCGCGGGGTCCTTCGGCGCATCAGCCTTCGCCTGCTTCTTCGCGACCCTGGCCGCTTCCTGGCGGGCCTTGATCTCGGCGAACGTTTCGAGGGGTGTACCGTCCTTCTTCTGTGTGCTGAAGAATCCCATTTTCCTCAATACCTTCCGGTTGTTGGGGTTTGCTCAAATCTGAAATGAGGTGTGTTCTGTTGGCAACGAATGACACGAAGCGCAGTATCCGTACGGCCCTTCAGGCGGGGGTGGCCCTGGCGGTTGCCCTTCCGGGCATCCTGGCCGCGTCCGGTGTTCCCCTTCAGGCGGGGATCGTCGTCGGCGCCCTGGCCGTTGCTGGTGGTGTCGCCCGGGTCATGGCCCTGGATTCCGTCCAGGATCTTCTGGCCCGGGTCGGCCTGTCCACAAAGGAAGAGCCCCCGGCCTAATCCGAGTAGTCGCCCTCACTTCCCTTCGGGGGGGTGGGGGCCTTCTCTGCGTTCTGCCCCAGTTCGATGCCGGCTTTCAGGACCTCGACCATGACCCTTCGGAACCTGAACTGTGCCCACACGATGGTCAGGGTGATGGCGAGCCCTTGGATGAGGAACACGATGAGGCCGATTCCAGGGTGCGCAACCTGGTCGATGGTCTTGTTTATGATCAGCACCGACAGGGTTGTCGATGCCGCCCAGCACACCACGGCGCCTGACAGCAGGGCCCGCCTGAACACTGTTTCCGGGTCTTTCATTTCTGCTCCTCCTCCATCGCTATTTCCTCGTACGTTTCCATGAGCTTCCGCCTGGACTCCCGGGTGAGGCCCTTGATGTGCCCGAGCTGCCGTTTCACGGCTTCGTGGCGGGCCGTGGGCGGTGGTACGGGCAAAGGCTCCACCCCGGCCACGGAGGACGACAGGTGCCCTGCTGTGACGGCGAGGCGCAGGGGGTCCGCGCCGAGGGCCTGGGCGATGTGCGCCAGGGTATCCATGGGGGGTACCGCCGTGCCTGCACGCCACCTGCTGACCGCCGAGTCGTTGACGCCTACCTTCTCGGCCAGCGTCCGGCCCATGATCTTTTTTTCGCTGAGTGTGGCATCAAGCCACGTCGCGAATGCCGCTCCCTTCCGTCCCATGCGGGACCACGCTCCTTCCCGAGTACCTGTGTCGCGTTTAGGCCTGTTTGGCCATGCGTCCAACCATGCAGGAACCACCCCCCGGGAGTCAAGAGCACAGCTAGCGCAAAAATGCTAGGGGGTTGCGCGTCCGGAAAGTGCAGGTCAGGGCCCGGTGTGCGAACCAGGCAAAATTGCCCGCCCCAGAACCTTGACTATGGCGTGCGTCACGAGCAAGCTTGAGACATAGGCACAAAGGGAACGAACGGGACACAGAGCCTCACTCCTCAGCGGATGTAAAAGCCGCCGGTAACCAGTCCGATGGAAGCCTCAAAGTCCTTAAGCACCAAGCCACATGCCTGTATCCGTGGTCGCCCCACAGTCACCTGTGGGCAGTTGGGTTCGAAACCCGGCACGGGCACTGAAAGAGCACAACCTTCCTCCTCTAGGAAAGAAGATGATCGGCCATGACCGAGGCCGAGTTCGCCGCCCGACTGCGCTCCCTCCGAACCACCACAGCCGCCGAAGCTGAAGAGGTTGAGCGAAAGCGGGACCTACGGAACGGGGTCATCCCCGCCGGGGCCACCACACACACCGCCGCCTACGACGCTGCGAGGCATTGACCGTGAACGCCGCGACCGACCGCATGATTCGCATACCGGGCACCACGTGCCTGGCCCTGGCCAACAAGTCCCGCCGCGCTCCCGGATGGTGGTCGTACTTCCTGTACGACGAATGCGACGAACGGGGAGCCATGCTCGGCAGCGCAAGCGGGGTGCGCCTGCTCGCCGCCGACGCCATAAACCTGGCCGGCCTGAGTGTCACCCCGGAGCAGGTTGCCCGTATCGCTTTCATCCTGGAAGTGGACCATGCCTAACCGCATCCGGCCCATCCGCGCCCACACAGGGCCCGAGGAACGCTTCACCGCCGCCGAGACTCCCATCGAGCAAATGGCGGACGTGTTCGCCGACTTCTCCACCCTCATCAGCACCGGGTGGACTGTCACCGAGGAAGCCAACGCCCAGGAACGCAACTGGGCGCCGATCCGCCCCAACGAGGAGACCCGATGAACCCGCAACGCTGGCCCAACAAGTGGATCAACGGGGTCGTGATGCCGCTAGTGGCGGTTCTGTTCATCCTGGTCGCCCTTGCGGTGACGTGGGGCCTCGGGTCGGTGATCTTCTCGTGACGTACATTCCTCACGGCAAGTACTCGTCATACACCAACCATAAGTGCCGTTGCGCCCGATGCCGGGACGCCAACACCGCCTATCATCTGGACGCAAGGGCTCGGCGGGCCACCATCGTCCCCAACCGGGTCCACGGCTCAAGGAACGGGTACGTCAACTACAACTGTCGCTGCACCCCGTGCACTCAATCCGCCGCCGAGTACAACAACAGCCGGAAGAAGGACGCATGAACCGCATGATGAGCCCCGCCGAGATCACCGCCATCGCCACCGAGGCAGCCGACCTGAACGCCCTGGTCATGCTCTACGGCAACCGGAAGGCGCGCACCGCCGTGGAGAACGGCACCCTGCCCCACCTGGTCGAGTGGGCCCAGCGCCCCGACAGGTACTAGGTGGCCACCGAAACGTGCGACCACTGCGGACCGACAGTTCCGGCCCTGTCGCACTGGACGAAAGGCCTGCTCGAAATAACCCTGTGCGGCCACCACACCACGAAGCTGGCACTCACCCTGGTGGGCAAAGGCTGGACGAAGCTTGTGGATGACCGACCCACCCCCGCACCGCCCGCACAACGAGAGAGGCTTGTATGACCGACAACGACCTGACTCCGTTCGAGATCCCCGTTCCCGAAGGGGAAGTCGCCAAGCACCTTTGGCATGAAGGACAGAAGCGTGCGGAGCAGCACGAACTGTACGAGATGGTCACCCACCCGGACTCCCTGCCGAAGGACAACTGATGGCCACACAGCCCATTGTGCGCCCCGCGTCCCTGAACCTTGGTACGGGCACCACGCCGGCGGCCCAGGTACCGGGGGAAGCCATTGACGCCCGCCTGTCGGCCCTGCATCGGATGATCGAGAACAGGCGCCCCGAGCTGGGAGACAAGCGCACCCGGGATCTTCAGGACTGCGTGAACGCCGCCCTGGACGCCCAGTACGGTCGCGGATACATCGACGGAGCAAAGGACGCACGCTAGATGACCAAGACCTACTTCAAAGCGACCGACACCGAAGGCAGGGACTTCCATACCGGCACCGTCGACTACGCCGGACACCTCGCCTCGGGCAAACCCCTCAAGCGGCTCACCTCCGACGATGGCGTGTACGAGTGCTGCACGGACACCGTGTACCACGCATCCGACACCCCCTCCGAGACGTTGATCGGCGGCAAGTTCCCCTGCCGCCTCTTCGAGATCACCGGCCGCCCCGTCGCCCAGTCAGGCCGCAAGTACGGGTTCCGGTCCCTCCGGGTTGTCCGGGAGGTCCCCGCATGGCAGGCGTTGGGTCCCAACGGTGAGCAGGTCGTCGCGCTCATCGCCCAGGCCGCTGGGGCCACCCCGGACCAAATCACCCGGCTGGACGCTGCCCGGGACGCTGTCTGGGGCGCTGCCCGGGGCGCTGCCTGGGACGCTGCCCGGGGCGCTGCCCGGGGCGCTGCCCGGGACGCTGCCCGGGGCGCTGCCCGGGGCGCTGCCCGGGACGCTGTCTGGGGCGCTGCCCGGGACGCTGCCCGGGACGCTGCCCTCGCCCTGGTCGTCAAGGACCTGGTGACCGACACCCAGTTCGATGCACTGTACGGGCCGTGGGCCTCTGTGTTCGGGCCGCCGCAGTGACGCCCCGATTCAGGTTCTTCACGGTCCGCAGGGTGCCCGTGAAGGCATGGCCGGACCGCCCGTGGCTGATCACCACCGACAGGGCTGGCGGCCCCCGCCGGAGGGTCGCTACGCATGCCGAGGCTATGGCCTACGTGAGCCGGACGACCAGGGCGGACCGTGGATAAGGCAACCGAGTACATCGTCGCCGGCATCGAAGCGGACTACGACACCCTAGACCGCATGCGGGACTGCGGCGGCCGGTACATTGGCTGGTCAGGACTGGGACTCGACCAGCACTCCGTTCTCTTCGCATCCATCAAATGGGACGGGGCATGCCTCGCCGAGGACAGTAGGTACCTCCAGTGGGTATTCGACAAGGACGGGTTCTGTGACTGTACCCCCGTCGACCAACGCGGTTTTCCCGAGTGGACGATGGAACAGTTCGTGTACCCGGAGACGGTTCTCAGGTGGGCGTGGGAGGAGAGCGACAGGGTCATGGACGCCCCCGCGTGGGACCCGTTCAACGACCGGGCTTACATTCAGGGGTTGCCATGTCCCGCGTAGAGGACTGCGACGGTCACGTGTGGAACGCCCAACTGTTCCCCTCCGTCGTCATTCACGCCGACTGGTGCGTGAAGTGCGGCCTGGACAAGCCCCTGTCGGCAACACACGTGTTGGTCAACGGACTTGTCAGGAAGGTGGATGATGTCGACGCCGGCGAGGCCCTGTAAGAGCCTTCGACCCATACCCGGATTCCCGAACTACTCGGTCACCGACGACGGCAGGATATGGACCCAGCGGCGCCCCAGGGTAAAGGGCGGATGGATGAGGCTGTCGGTCAACAATGGATACTGGTTCACCATGGCCAGAGTGGGCGGCAAATCGATCGGGCTTTACGCGCACTTCGCCACGGCTCTAGCTTGGATCGGTCCCAGGCCGGAAGGACTTGAGGTCTGTCATTACGACGGCAACCGCCTCAACAATCAGGTGGCCAATCTGCGCTGGGACACGCACGCCGCCAACATGGCAGATGCGGTAAGGCATGGGAGCATGAAACATGGCTGAAAAACGCTGCAAGGACTGCATGGCCGAGTGCGTTGCCTACGACGAGTGGGCTGCGTCCATCGGCTGGGGCAACGGCCCGGCGACCAAGGCCGAGAAGGACGCGCCGCCGAAGCCCCCCGCGCTCAACCGCCCCCTGGTCGAGAAGTCCGGGGGGCGCTGCGCAACCCACTGGCGGGTCGAGAAGAAGCGACGCTCGGCCGCCAACCATGAGCGGTACGTCGGCAAGACGTACGGGCTGACGGCCGGAGAGTATGCCCAACTGGTCGCCTTTCAGGGCGGCCGTTGCCCCATGTGCCAACGCGCCACGGGGAAGACTCGCCGACTGTCCGTCGACCACGACCACGACTGCTGTCCCGGTCCCGTGTCCTGCGGCCAGTGCGTGCGCGGCGCGATCTGTCGCCCCTGCAACGACCTGCTAGGGCACGCCCGTGACTCCGTCGAGTTCTTCGAGCGCTGCATCATGTACCTCAAGGCACCGCCCTTCTGGGCATTCAAGGAATGGAACAAGCATGGAGATTGACCCGGAGCGCTGGTACTGGCCGTCCACCCCCGTGTGGTGCGAAGGCGTCGACCAGGGGCACGTCACGGTAGCCGGGGAAACCCCGGTAGTCCGCGAAATGGGGCACGTGTACTGCTCCGTGTGCGCCGAACTTCTCCCCGAACCCACCGACGAAGATGAGCCGGGCACCGTCCTGGACGCCACCGAGACCATCATCACCCCCACGCTCAACGACTCATGGTTCGACGTGGAGGAAGACGACTGCGTAGAAGGGCAGTGCACATGCTGAAACGACTCCGCGCCTGGTTCCGCGCCTGGGAACAGCCGACCGAGGAAGACCGCGTCCTGGCCGAGTGGGAGGAGTGGGAACGGGTTGCGCAGCAGCGCGCCGGCGGCCGGTTCACCCCACGGGAGGCCAACCCGGATGATGTGCTGGCCATCCTGTCGCCCGGTCGGGTTGTTGAACCACCTGGCATACGGTTCCGTGACCACGACTTCACGGTCTCCATTGACGACTGCCCGGCGTGCCAAGGGGAGAACGGGTGAACATGAGCGGCGGCCAATGGAAGGTGAAAAAGTTCCGGCACACTCCCGCGACCGGCGGGTACGGATTCTGCGTCGGAGAAGGCAACTGGGGGGCATACCCCAAACGTTGGGAGATTGATGGCGTCCCCAGACCATTCCATCACTTCAAAACCCACGCCGAAGCCCTGCGGTTCGCCCTCGTCGCCTCCAAGTACGGTGTACCCCTGGCGAAGAACCGTCAGGCCATGGGGTGCACGCACCCCGTAGACAGGTCGTGCGTCGCATGACCGACCCTGTGTTCATCCAACCGTCCGCCGTACAGCCCAACCTGTCCGGCGAGTTCATCCCCATGACCGACGTAGGCCAGTCCATTGTCACCTCGTTCAAGGAAACGTTCTACGCCTACAACAACCGGAAGGAGGAGAGCAATCGAACCGCTCAGAAGCACTTGGGTCCTTCCGAAATCGGAACACCTTGCGATCGTCGCCTGGCTATGTCGCTGCTCGGTCTGCCGCCTGTCAACCCTGGTGGTGACGGTTGGGCGGCTTGGGTTGGAACTCAAATCCATGCGGGGGTGGCCGACATTTTCCAGTGGGCATCGGCCGATTCCGGTCGCTACGCTGTCGAAACGCCCATCAAGTTCGCCTCCGTACTGGTTCCGAGGGGCACCGGGGATCTGCTCGATAGGGTGGCAATGGTCCTCATCGACTGGAAATGCCAAGGGGAATGGTCCCGTAACAGGCTGAAAACGTACGGCCCTTCGGAGACGTACCGGGTGCAGGCACACGCTTATGGCGCCGGCCTGTACCGCCGGGGCGAGAAGGTCCGCCATGTGGCGATTGTGTCGCTACCCCGGGAGGCGTCCAGTCTCGATGACATGTACGCCTGGACGGAACCCCTGGATCTGAAGCTGGCAGACGCCGCCATGAAGCGCGTCGAACAGCTCGACCGGAAGCTGAAGGGCCTCACCAGGATCGGCCTGAGCCCCGTCGAGGCCGCCCACGCCGCCCCCATCGACGCCTCGGAGTGCAGGTTCTGTAGCTTCCATTTGAAGCGCTCCAAGAGCCTGTCGGAGGGGTGCTCCGGGAAGCCGGAACAGCCCTCCTGACCTGGACAAAGTCGCGTCTGTGCCTGTATGCTCCGTTTAGCACCCGGACCCGAGAGAAGGTGAACAGTGAATGAGCATGAGGGTCTTCTGTCCTCGGAGGATGTAGCCGAAATCTTCGGAGTAGACCGCCGCACAGTCAACAGGTGGGCCAGGGGAGGCAAGCTGAAGGCCATCCGCACCCCTGGCAACCACTGGCGTTTCGACCCGAACAATCCAACCATCAAGCAAGCAAGGAAGGTTACCCGTTGAGCGAGTTTCAGCAGCCCGGTGCCGGAGGCGACTCCTTCAGCCCGAAGGATCACCCCGAGTGGGCGGGGGCGTTGTTCCTCTTCCTCCCCACCGAATACATTCAGTCCATTTCGACCAGCAACGGCGACACCGACGCGGTACGCGCCAACGCCGTGATCCTCGCCACCGGCCCCCAGCACGGTTCCCAGCCCCTCAACCCGCCCGTCAAGCTCGACAACACCATCGTGTTCCCCCGCGCCCTCGTCGGCTCCCTCAAGGGCTCCATCGGGGGCATGGTGCTCGGGCACCTCGCCCAGGGGGAGAACAAGAAGGGCAGCCCGCCGTGGATTCTGACCGACCACACCCCGGAGGATGCGGCGCTGGCAACCCAGTACCTGGCGCAGAACCCGATCGTGTCCCAGCCGAACCCCCCTGCTGCTACGGCTCCCGCCCCCTCTGCCGGTGGATGGGGTGCCGCGCCGCGGCCGACCGAGGACCCGTGGGCGGGTATGGCGACAGCGGCGGGAACTGCCGGTTGGGGCGCTGCACCTGCACCGACGCCCCCTGCTCCGGTTGACCCCAACGCCCTTCAGGCGTTCCTCGTCACCAAGGGTGTGAACCCGGCGCAGGTGCCTTCCGCCGAGGCGGCCCTGACCCTCGCCCGCACCTACCCCGACTGGACGGAGGCACCTTTCTAATGGGCTACCGCCTCGACGGGAAGTTCGTCCCGAAGGAAAAGTTCACCGCCGCCCTCGAAGCCGGCGGAACCCTGCTCAACCCCACCAGCGCCGCATCACCCGAGGAGACCCCCGTGCCCGAAGCAGAGTTCACCGCAACCGAGACCGAAGTACCCGAGACGAAGGTCCGCACCGTGAAGCCCGAGGTGCTCGCAGCACGGGAGTTCACGAAGGCGAAGGCGCGCCTCCTGAAGGCGAAGGCGGCCGTCGACCGTGCCACCTCCGTTCAGGAGGAGTACGACGCCGCGCTCGCCGCGTACGAGGTCGCCAAGTCCGCCGTAGTGGACTCCTTCTGATCAACCCGCAACGTGGGGGGCGGGTGCCCGACGCCCCGCCCCCCACTCTCCGAAAGGACCCCTCACGTGAGTAAGAAGATCTACCGGAACGTGACCATCATCCTAGGCGGACAGGATGTATCCGACTGGGTCACCCGCTGGAAAGTGGGCGGTGATATCGGCGAACTGTACACAGCGGAAATCGACTTGATCGATTCCGCGGACGTAGTCACCGTCGAGTTCGGCAAGGGGTCCATCTCCCAGCAGCCCCGGCGCGGCGGGTACGCGGCCGTTCGTGTCGCCACCGACGACATCATCAAGGTCCGCGGGGTGGACGTCTCCGACCACATCTACGGTTACGACCGTAGCGTCGAGGTCGGGAAGGCCCCCGTGATCCGGCTGTACATTCAGGTGGACTCCGACATTCTCACCGTCAACGGCACCCACCCGTGGGAGGAGCCCGCATGAACCCGTACCGTGCACCCGTCGAACGCCCCCGCCGGGGTCCCTGGCAGGAACGGGCCGCCTGCCTGAAGGCCGACGACAACGAGAAGGGCGTGTTCATCACCGCCCGCATACAACCTGGCAACGCCGAAGCCCGCGAAGTGCGGAACAAGTTCTGCCACCCCTGCCCCGTACGCCAGCAGTGCGCCCAGTGGGCGGCCGGGGAGGTTATGTTCGCGGGTGTCGCCGCCGGCTACATCTGGTCGTCACCTCACGGCGGTGCGGGCGGCAGGCCCCCGGCAAGGCCCATCCCCGCATGAGCGCGTCGAAGGGCTATTACCGTGACGAGTTGGTGAAGCTCATCAAGGAAGCCAGGGCGGACGGTGTGACGTTCGGCGCCGACTACGGTGAGATCTTCCTCTACCGGAAGTCCACGCCGTTCGACCCGTACGAAAAGTGGCTGACCATCGACCTTGACGACCTGGACGCCGACGCATGACTACCTTCCCCGCCGCAACGGCCGCCCTGCAAAGGGGCTTTTGGTGTTTCCCGTGTAACCCGGTGGGGACCGTGTGCCCCCAGTCCGGGGACAACATAGAGAAGGTCGCACACCTGATCAATCCCCGACTGCCGTACAAGTTGCGCTGGTCGGAGGTTGCCACGAACAACCCCGAACAGGTCGCCAAGTGGTGGGGGGAGGACCCGGAGTGCAACATCGGCATCCCCTGCCTGCAATCGGGCCTGCTGGTAGTGGACTGTGACGTGAAGCCGGGCGTGTCCGGGTTCGACCAGTGGGTTGAACTCGCCGACAGGTACGGCAAGGAACGCGGGTGGGAGGCGTTCGAAACGTACACGGTCCTCACCGGGTCCGGCGGGTTCCACTTCTACTACAACTGGCCCGCCGGCGTGAAAGCATCACAGGCTGGCATCGCCCCCCAGGTCGACGTGCGTTCCAACGGCGGCCAGAAAGGGGGGTACGTCCTCGGTGCCGGGTCGGTGTCCTCGAAGGGGCCTTACGGGATTGTGAACGATGCCCCCGTTCTGGCGGCCCCGTCATGGCTGGTCGCCTTGTGCACCGAACAGCCACGGCCGGTACAGCCCAAATCCCCGTTCGCGCAACCGCGTAACGCCAACTTCGGGGGCCTGGTCGACAGCGTGCTGTACGCCCAGGAAGGCAACAGGTCCAACGCCCTACTGTGGGCCGCCCGTTCCATGTGCACGGACGGCGCCACCGAGGAAGAGGCCGTTCAACTGTTGGTGCCCGCCACTACGTTGGATTCACGGGCGGCCACCGACACCATCCGTTCGGCGTTCAACTTGCAGCGAAGGAAAGAAGGAACATGACACACCAACTCGTACAGGTCAAGTTCTCCACCGGAACCCGCCAGTACACGTATTCGTGGGACACCGAATGCGGCAACCCCCCGTTGCACGTGGGGGACACGGTGACCGTCCCCGGAAACATGTTCCGTGAGGCGTCCGCCGCCACCGTCGTGGCCCTGGGCTCCCCGTACAAGGGGGCCGTCCGCGAACTGCTGGGGGTGGTCTCCCGTGCCGAAACCAAGGAATGAGTACAACCGCAAGGTCCAGACCCGCCGCGAACGCAAAGTGCTGGAGTACAAACGGGGAAAACCGGGCCTGTCCGCCTATGTGACGCCGGCGGAACTCGCCCAGGCCGTACGGCACCTGAATGCCCTTCACGACGAAGGAATGTCGTGGGGGCATATGTCGTACCAGATCCAGGGCTCCACATCGAATCATGCGATGGTGTCCCGGCATGCCAACGGCCGCACAATCCGCATGACCCGCCCTGTGTTCGACACGTACATGGCCCTTCGGTTCGATGACACGATTCGCCCTGTGGGGCATGAGTCAACGATCGTGAGGTGCAGGGGCGCCCAGGTGGTGCCGTTGGGTTCGGTGCGCCGCATACAGGCCCTGGCCGCCGCAGGGTTTCCCCTCAAATGGTTGGAAGGCAACCACGGGGAGGCGGCGTTGCACCGTTTGGCGGCCGGCGAGAAGGCGTTCCTGTGGGCGGACAGGGCCATTCGCATCCGGGGGTTCTACGACAAGTTGCAGCACGTTGTTCCCGAACATGTGGGCATTGACCCGGTGATGGCGGGCAGGGCCCGTAAAACGGCCGCAGCAAAGCACTGGGCGCCGCCTTCGTGCTGGGACGTGGACACGATAGACGACCCCGGGGCCGTCCCGGAGTGGACGGGGGCGTGTGGTTCCAACGAGGGATACAACCTGCACCGCAAGGGCGAACGGAAGGGCGAGCACTTCGTGTGCCAGCCGTGCCGTACCGCCCACAACGAGTACACGGCCGCCGGACACCGGAAGGAGTGGGGGAACGCGACGAAGGTCGACCCCGCACGGATGTTCCGGCTTCTCGCGGAGGGCATGACTGCGGGTCAGGTCGCGGAGACAATGGGTGTTGCGGTGCGTACAATCGAGCGCACAAAGTACAAGATCAAAAAGGAGGCGCAGCGTGCCGAGCAAACCGAAAACTGACTGGGGCTCCCTGGACGGTGACGCGAAAGCCCTGGGAGGCCGCTCAGGGGGCGGATGCGGCGTCCGGGTGTTCCTGGCCCGGCTCGACCCCGCAGGCCGGGAGGCGGTCACCCGCGCCCTCGCGAACGACAGTCTCACGGCCAGTGGGCTTTACAAGGCACTCGCCTCCCGGCTCCCCGACCCCCCGAAGGCCTACACCATCCGGCGCCACCGTCATCAGGAGTGCACATGCCCGACGAAGAAGTGAATTCGATCGAGGAAGACGCCGCCCTGGCTGATCAGTTGGCGGCCATGAAACGCCAACGAGACACACTCGCCCGGCAGTTGTTCGACGTGAAACACAAACGGTCGGACTACCTGTCCACCGTATGGGAAGCCGTACAGGACTCCCTCGCCGGCGTCGCGCTCCAGCCCGTGAAAGCCCCGCGTGTCGGCCGCCTCGGCAAGGCGGGAGCCCAGGAAGAGTACTGCGTTCCCCTCCTGTCCGACCTCCAAACGGGCAAGGTCACCCCGGACTACAGCTCGGATGTGTGCCGGGAACGGGTCATGCGGTACGCGGAGAAGATCGTGTCCATCACGAACGTTCAACGCGCCGATCACCCCGTCCGGCACTGCCATGTCCCCCTGCTGGGTGACCTGCTCGAAGGAGTTGACATTTTCCCCGGGCAGCAGTGGCTCATCGACTCGACACTGTACGCCCAGGTGTTCAACTCCACGCCCACGATCATCGTTGACTTCCTGCGGGTCCTGTTGGCGAACTTCGACACGGTGACCGTGCACTCCGTCGACGGCAACCACGGGCGCATCGGCCGCAAGGGGCAGTTCGGGCCGGAAGATAACGCCGACAAGATGGTCACCCGGGTTGCAAAACTCATGACCCGCGACGAACCCAGGCTCACGTGGAACATCACGGACTACGCCGGTGAGCGGTCCTGGTACCGCATCATGGAACTCGGCAACTACAAAGCCCTGTTGATCCACGGAGATCAGATCCGAGGAAGCATGGGCCTGCCCTGGTACGGGATGAACAAGAAAATCCACGCATGGGGCAGTGGCGGCCTGGGGGCTGACAGTGACTTCAAGGATGTAATGATGGGCCACTATCACCAACTGGCCAGGGTGCCCCTCAATCACCGCAGCGTCTGGGCGAACGGCAGCACCGAATCAACAAACACTTTCGCACAGGAAGTGCTAGCGGCCCAATCGGAGCCTACGCAATGGCTGTTGTTCATCGACCCCGAGGCCGGTCGGGTAACTGCTAGCTATGGAGTGGAGTTGAAAAATGGAGCTTGAGGAGAAGTTCTGGTCCAAAGTTGACTGGGACATCCACAACGAAGAGCGTTGCTGGCCCTGGCTCGGGACGAAGAACCAAAAAGGGTACGGCATGTTCAAGATCAACCGCGAGACGTGCATGGCGCACCGCGTGGCGTACGAGCTTGAGCGGGGCCCCATCCCGGAGTACGGACCCAACAGTGTCCAGGCGGACCACCTTTGCCTCAATAAGGGATGTGTCAACCCGTGGCACATTGAGATCGTCACCTGCCGTGTCAATAGTCAGCGTCGCTCCGGGTCGACCAACACTCATTGCGGGCGGGGGCATGAGATGGCGGAAGAGAACGTGTACACACAGAAGGGCGGCGCCGCACCTGGTCGCCGTTTCTGTCGCAAGTGCCGCCGTATCAACGAGGAGACCAGGCAGTCAAAAAGGCTTGAGGGGTATCTAACGTGAGCTACACCAGCCCCAGGGAACTGGAAAACGCCCGGATCCTCAACGGCCACCGCGCCGACCGGTGCCCTGCCCGCATCGACATCTCGCTCATGGGCGACGAGGAAGAGTGGCGATTCATGCACGGCAAGTGTGGCCCGAAACCGGCCGTCGCCCGGGCGGACGAATCGGATCACCGCAACACCCTGTACAACCTGAACCGGGAGGCATCCACCGTGGTAGACATGACCGAACACCGCGCCGCGTACCCCAACTGCCCCATGTGCAAGGTGGACAGGAGGAAGGCCGCCGAGAAGGAAGCCCTGGACGCCGCCGAGGAAGCCAACCGGCAGGCAGACGCGGAGGCGGAGCCGTTGGAACTCTCCGACTTCACCTCGATCATCCACGTCTTGCCCACGGATGTCCTGGTGTTCACCGGAGTCGGCCAGGGTGCGGTCCCCCCCGACCTGAAGGCGGTAGCCAGGGCTTTTGGTGTGAGGGAAGTGCTCCTCTTCTCCGAAGACGCGGCTATCACCGTGATCCGGAAGGCGGTTGACGGCCTTGACTGAGAAGGTAGAGCGCAACCGGCATGACTGGGAGGCCCAGTTGGGCTCCTATGACCGGGACGAACTGACCCTCCTCCGCGAAGAAGTCCAGGACGCCGCCAACGCGGCAACCGAGGCGGCCCGCGAGTTCGACAACGCGAACGCGGCACTCATCCGGTTTGTGAGGTTGCACCGTGGCACTCCCTAGGATCCTGGACCTGTTCTGCTGCCAGGGCGGAGCCGCCATGGGTTACCACATGGCGGGGTTCGACGTATGCGGCGTCGACCTGTTCGACCAACCCAACTACCCGTTCCCGCTTATGGTCGCCGAGTGGGATCAAGTGTCGTTCAAAGGGTTCGACGCCGTACACGCCTCACCCCCGTGCCAGGGGTACTCAGTTACCCGGCACATGTCGGAGTCCACCGAGCCGCTGCTCATCCCCGAGGTACGGGAGCGGCTCGAAGGGTCCGGCCTGCCGTACATCATCGAGAACGTCCGGGACGCGGTATGGGACATGCGCAGCCCGGTGATGCTCTGCGGTGCTCCGTTCGGGCTGAAGACGTACCGTCACCGGTACTTCGAGTCCAATTTTGACATCACCCCCCCCGCACACCCCCAACATGTTGTACCCACTGCCAAAATGGGGCGCCCCATCCCCGAGGGTTGGTTCGGTTCATACGTAGGCCACTTCGCGGGCGTGCAGGCCGCCAGGGAAGACCTGGGGGTGCCATGGATGAACCGTGACGGCATCACCGAATGCGTACCCCCCGCGTACACCCGTCTCATCGGACAGCAACTCTTGGAGATCCTGTGACACTCACCCGCACACCCGAAGGACCCCCCTCGACCCTGTACATCGCAGGCGGGATGACTGGGCTCCCGGAGTTCAACTATCCCGCCTTCCACGCTGCTGCGTTGCGCCTTCGCGCCGCCGGCTACAAAGCCCTGAACCCGGCCGCCAACCACAAAGGTAGAACGGATCTACCGTACGCCACGTATATCCGAACCGCCCTGAAGCAGGTCATGAAAGCCGACGCCGTGGCCGTGTTGCCGGGGTGGGAGAAGTCGCAGGGGGCCCGCCTCGAAGTCCACACCGCACAGGTGCTCGGCCTCAACGCGTACCGGCTCGAATGCATCGCGGGCAACACCCACTTCTTCAGTCCCGTGAAGTGCCTGCTGCCGCCCATGTCGGTATACGGGCACAACCACCCGGCATGCGTAGGTTCCATTGTCGCACGCCCCGGCGACTACCCGCCGCCCCTGGGCACTCCGAAGCCCACCCCCATCCGCGCCCAGGCCCTGGACGCAGCGAAGGCGGCCGTCGTGGGCGACCGCAACAGGGACTACGGGGGGCCGTTCGAGAACTTCACGCAGACCGCCGCCCTGCTCAACGCCCTCGGTTTCGGGCGGGACATGGGCGACGACGCGGAGGAGTTCTCCCGGGACATCACCGCCGCCGACATCGCTGTCATCATGACCCAGGTGAAGGTATCCCGGCTCCACACCACCCCCGCACACAGGGACACCTGGACTGACATCGCCGGCTACGCCGGGTGCGGAGCAGAGGTAGCCGACCGGGAGGCGGGGAATGTGCAAGGGTAGCGGCTGCACGCACGACGAAAACGAAGTGGTCATGTGGCTGGAGCGGGAGTACTGGATGCTCACCGGGCGTGATACCGGGATGGCAATCAACTCCCAGTACACCCTGGACGCCTACGGGCTGGAGTACTACAAGGTCCCCTTGGATGTGAAACGGCACATGCGGGGGGATCCTGCTCTGACCCCGACGTTCGGCGGCCCCATCTTCATGATCAAAACGGATGACAGAGAACCCGAGTACGTGTACCGGGCCGACTTCGAACACGCCGACAGAGAAGGGAGGCCCATCTGATGATATGTCATTTTTGCGCCCAGGAAGCGGACGGGCTACTGCCCGACCGGGTCGAGTGCCCCGAATGCCATCGGGACATCACGCTCACCCCCAAGGGCGGGGTGCTCCACATCCACTACCTGCCGCCCGACGACCTCGGGCTCCGCTGGCCGTGCCCCGGGTACCGCTACACGCCCCTGCGCGGGCACGCCGCGTGCGAGGGGTGCGACTGTAGGCACCAGCCCGTACAGCGCCCCGTGCCGGGCTCACAGGACTACGGCATGGCCCTGGGCATCAGCCGCCACCAGGCGGGGCCCGTCGTCACCGAGGTGCCGTTCCTCCGTGACACGTACACCCGCGCCGAGCGGGCCGCCCTGGACGCCTCGCTGACACTGGGGGGGCTGTGGTGACCACGCCAGTCCTGGACGACCAGGACACCGCCCAGGAAGGCGACACAGGGCGCATGCAGCACTTCGTGTGCATGAAGTGCTGGCCGGTGGCCCCCTGCCCCGGGTGGCGGGCCCTGTGCGGCACCGTGCCCACGGCCCAGCACCCCACACCGGTCCGGCCCGCCGACCTGTGCGTGTGCTGCCGTGAGCTTGCACCCACCCACATGGCCGCACACCACGAAGGGGGACCGAATGGACGCACCCCCCAGGTTTAACCAGCCCGGGCCCGCCGAGGAGACCGTGGAAGCCGTCGCGGAAGACAAGACGGGCAAGGCGTACGCCAACGAGGTGGACATAGAGTACCGGCGCAAGTCGGCGCAACATGAAGCGGCACAGAAACTCAAACGGGAACTGTCCGACCGCCGCATCGGCGGGGAGCTGTCGCCCGTCGCCGACGCATACCTCCAACGCCTCACCGAATCAATCCGCACCGGGGATCAACTGGACGACATACCCGACCCAGACCCGCTCATTGACGGGTGGCTGTCACTCGACTCGCTGTCATGGATAGCGGGCCCCTCCGGTACGTACAAATCGTTCCTGGCCCTTGACCTTGCGGCACGGTACGGATCGGATGACATGACCTATCACGGGGAGGACATGTCTCACGGCAGGGCCCTGTATTTCATCGCCGAAGGTGCCACCATGTTCAAGCACCGCAAGAACGCGTGGCAGGAACACAACGACCGGATCATGACCGGGGTCGACTTCATACCGTCCGCCATCCAACTGTCAGATCTCGACGTTGCCATGCCGGCGCTCATCGCACTTGCCGTGCAGCGCAAACACGGGCTCATCATCTTCGACACCCAGGCCATGTGCACGGTCGGTGCAGACGAGTCGGACAACACCGACATGGGCGTCACCATGAACGCCCTGCACTCCCTCCGCGAAGCCACCGGGGCATGCGTACTCCTCGTACACCACTTCGGCAAGGACACCGGAAGCGGAATGCGTGGGGCGTCAGCCATGTACGCGGCAGCGACAACGGTAATCGCCACCCGCAAAAAGGACGGAATCCTTTCCCTGTCCACGGTCTCACCCCTGGGCAAACAGAAGGATGAGCAGGAAAGGAACAACCTGCATTTCCTTATGGAACCCGTATCCCCCGAAGACGGGCGCATGTCACTCGTACCCGTCCGGGACATGTCGTTCCACATCCCCGAATCGCTACCGGAACTCACGTCCAGGGATCTGATTATCCTCCGGGCAATATCCGACACCGGAGTCATCGGGCTGAACACCGCCGACATTGCCCGAATCATGGAAGAGCGGGAACCGAAGAGGCGCAGCGAACCCGGTGGGCAAGAAAAGTGGATGAGCCAGAACGCCAAAAAGTGGATGAACAAACTACTCTCCAACGGCACGGCCGTAAAGACGGGGGCCAACTATGTGACGACCCCCCTCGCCCGTGAATGCATCGAAGACGGGAGCTGACCATGTACGTCGCGGAAGTCGAAGGGGCGCTGTCCCTCGCAGTACAAAGCGGACAGAGGGGTGTATGCACGGGCTGCAAGGGCGAGGTGGTATCAAAGTGCGGTGAATTCACCCGCTGGCACTGGGCGCACATGTCCACACCGGAATGCGACCAGTGGGGGCAAGGCATTTCACTATGGCACCTCACGTGGAGCGCACAAGTTCCCGTCGAGCGCAGGGAAATCGTATCCGGGAATCACAGGGCCGACGCAGTAACCCCCGACGGTCTCGTCGTTGAATTCCAGCACTCCCCCATAGACCCCGCCCAGGTGGGGGCGAGGGAAGCCCACTGGGGACCCCGTGGACTGTGGGTGGTGGACATGTCGGGAAGGGCATCCGGGAGGCCGCCGGCGTGGACAGGGCGGGCCCGGTGGAGGGTGCTGCTCGACTACGGAGACGGAACACTCCGATGGGGCCGCCAGTCGATGCCACGGGCAGACTTCGTTACCCGGCTCAACACCGACCGGCCGGCCGCCGATGTGACCCATGACTGGCGAGACCGCAAACACTGGGCGAGGAACGTTGCACGGTGCGTGATCTGTTCGGGAGGAACCCACCTGCTCAACGACCAGGGCTTGCCGTCGTGCAAGGTGTGCGTGGAGGCGGTCTCGTGGCTCGGATTCTGACCCTCGACCGAACCATGAACCGAACCACCCCCCGAACCGTTATGCGAACCTTCACGCTGCGTAGTAATCCCAGGTCAGGCAAGGTAAGGGTTACCTTGCCGAACCACACCGAACCTATATCGAACCTCTCACGCTATGTAAGCGAACCTGAAACGAACCTCCCCCAGGTTCGGTATGGTTCGCTTACGTTTTCGCAGGTCAGAGCATGTAAACCGATCGGTCCCGTGCGGGTGTACGCACCTCACACCCTTCGGGGTAAACCCCTCAGGTTCGGGTTCCCGGAACCCTCCGGGACCGTCTTCGACGGCCCTGCGGATTCCTTCACCCTCGACAAGAAAAAGAAGATCATGTCTGAACGCAAGTCGCTGATGAACAAGATCGCGTATGCCGAGAAGCAGAAAGCCGACCATGTCGCCCGCCTGGACGCCAGGATCAAAGCCCTCCGCGTCAAGCTCGCAGCACTGGACGCCGAGTGAAGCCGGCGACATGCCCCCGCTGCGGGGTCTACGTGCTAGCCGGACAGCACAACGGGGCCAGGCTGACCCTGGACATCACCCCGCTGGGCGTTGAGGGCTTCAGAGCGGCGCTGATGGCCGGACGCCCCACCTGGGCGCTCCACACCTCGTACGGCGGCACACAGGCCCCCGGCCCGGTTGACCCCAGGAACCCGGCCACCGCCCTGGGCGAACACGGTTGCCCTGCCCGTTCGGCCCGGCCCGTGGCCGTGGAGGCCCCCCCAAAAGCCCTGAGCGGCCCTGTGCCGCTCTACGGGCCCTTGGCGGTCCCCAGCCGCCCGACTGCGCCCAGCGGGGCGCCACTGGCCCGTACGTGGGCCCCGGCTCCCTCTTCGGGGAGCGCCCAGGGCTCATCCCCATCTCGTGCAACACCTGTGATGAACCACCGTTCTGATTTCCTTTACAGGCGATGCGGCAAATGCGAACGCATCATGGGCAATTCGGAACCATACGGTGTGAAGATAGGCGACTACTGGACCGTGGTTTATCACGACCCGTGCCCGGAGGTGAACGCGTGATACCGCTTGACCCAGCCGTGCAAAAACTCCTCGACACATTCACACTTGGATGGTTCGAGACCATCGAATACACGCAACACGGAGTCGACAAAATCGAAGACCGCTGGCAAAAGGGGCTCATTCAGCAACTGTCAGAATTCAACCATCAGGTGATGCGGGGAAGAAAATCCTCCGAAGGCGGTGGGGGCTCGAAACCATTGCACCCCCCCATGCCGATATCGGTGGAAGCCGATGAGTTGCTGGGCGACATCATGGGTGCAATGAGAAACCGCCAGTGGGGCAAACTCGCAGCCCTCAAAGACACCGCAAGGCGTTTCCTGGACTACGACGCCGGGACCATGCACATCGCGGGTACCGTGTGCCATAAATGTGGTGGTGCACTGGTGGTGGCCCGTGACGCGTCCACATCCGTGCGCTGCACAGGAACAATAGGATTGGAGCTGGAGCCATGCGGGCAGGAATACGAGAGGTCGACGTGGATAGCGCTGCTAGGCGGTGGGCAATGATCTGGGGCACCTGGATTACAGCCTTCGCCATAGCCGAATACCAGGCATTGCGCACAGGGCAACCCGAGGCGCCACTCTCATATCACGCCCGGTATGTTCTGGGAGTGCGCCACGAAAGCCCTGTGCGCCGGCGAGTAGGGCAGATAGCGCTGGTGTCCGGCACCGCATGGCTGGCCGCCCATCTGGCCAAGGGGGCCGAACAGTGACCCCCATCCTCGTACCCACCGATGTGGCCGCCGCGTTCATCACCAACGGTCCCATCACCCCGGACTCAACTCGCAAGGCACGGCAGCGAATCACCAACCTGGCAAGGGACGGCCGCATAACCAACCGGGGCAAGTCCACCCGGAACGGGGCCCTTTGGGATCTATGGGAGCTGGCCGAATATGCCCCCCACCCAACGCTAGCGCAATACCACTAGCACGTGGTACAGTCATCTGCGGCAGGCGAGCCCTGCCCACACACAGGGGCCCAGCACAGCAAGGGCCCCCCACGTACACAGGGCCCTATCTCACAGGCGTACGGCGCTATGAGGTAGGGCCCTTACTCATGGGCTATGCATGGTGTACACACCCATGCATGGTGTACTCATACACACATACATGGTGGTGGTGCATGGTGTATGGCTATGAAGACATAGAGTACAGACGTGGTCGTAGTGGTAGACCAATACAACGCATACGTAAGTACATACGTACTCATGGTGCACATGTGTGCTGTCACTGTGGTGAGTACATAGATGTACTACTACCTGATACACACACCATGTCATGGACCATTGAGCATGTCATACCATTGAGCATAGATGCATCGTTGGCATTGGATGAGACCAACATGCGTGAAGCACATCGATCATGCAACTCATCACAAGGCAATGGAACAAGAGAAACAAAGAACAAACCAAAGCAATCACGTTCGTGGTAAGGAATCCCTTAGACGTGCAAGGGATCCCTTAGGCGTGCAAGGGATCCCTTAGAGGCACGTATCAAAGGGATCCCTTACGGCACGTGCAAGGGATCCCTTAGGCGTGCCATGCGGGAGGGCCCACGACGGCATCACAGAGGCGAGCGTAACGAGAGTCCTCAACAGCCCCCACCTCCCGCAACACATACCACCCACCACTCACACATACATGCACGCGATGCACCCGGGGGGGTGGGGGTCGACCTATGTGACAGGCGGCCGGTAGAC